GATGAGTGGTTTGAAGTAGGTGCCTTTGTATATAAGCACTTTGATGAGATGTCTGGTGTATCTTTCTTGCCCTTCAATGAGCATACATACCAGCAAGCACCTTACCAAGACTGTGGTAAGCACGACTACCACGAACTGCTATCTCTTATGCCTAAGAAGATTGACTGGGAAGACTTAGCAAACTATGAGAAGGAAGACAACACTGCAGGAAGTCAGACACTAGCGTGCTCTGGTGACTCCTGTGAAATCGTAGACTTAGTATAAAGGAAATACAACATGACTTTTTTATCAGCACTTATCGTAGTACCCGTGATCACATTATTCACAGGGACTTTCTTTTCAGCAGTTGTTATCCCTGCTATTAAATACATAGCTAACTAATAGGAACACTCATATGAAACAGATAACAGTATCTCAAGGGATGATAGACGCAGCCCAAAAAAAAGCTAATGACATGGGCTTGCTAAACAATAGTATTACGGGAGGTCAGGGTAGCGTTGCAGGTTTTTTAGGGGAAGATTGTGCTAGGCTTATACTAGGGGGTACAGAAGATAACACCTATGACTACGACATAAAGCTAAAAGATGGACGTACCGTTGAGGTAAAGACTAAACGCACAACTGTTCCACCTAAGAGATATTATGAATGTTCTGTCGCTGAGCTTAACACAAAACAGAAGTGTGACTACTATGCTTTTGTGCGTGTACATAATGATTTACATACCGCTTGGTTCTTAGGCGTATATCCTAAATCCAAATACTATAATGATGCAAAATACTTACGGAAGGGTGACATAGATACTAGCAACAACTTTACAGTAAAGTCTAACTGCTACAATATGCCCATCAGTGCATTAGAGGAGGCCGTGTGAAACTACAACAAGAAGCACAAGACCACTTAGATAGTAAGAGGCGTGTGTTTGATGAAGGCCTACTGGATCACTTTACTTGGACAGAAGAGTTCGTCAACAATAACCTCTGGGAAACTGAGGAGCTAGAGATAGCTAAGCAACACCTCACTACTGCCCTACTATGGGCTAGACGTTCAGCAGAGAAGCATGGACTTAAGTAATACTAGAAAGGGCGGCTTAGTGTCGCCCCTTCTTTTGTCTAACGAGTAGATTCTATTAAGTTCTTTGTATCTTCCTTCTTAACTTCTATGTAGTTAATTAAAAACTCTAATTGATTTTCATCTAAGTCTTCTACTTCAATGTCTAAGTTTAGTTCTGCTAGTGCTTTATCAACAACGTTTTTAGATACACCTCTACTGCCATTGGTCAGCTTATATAGCTTAAGAGTTCTGCTATCCTCAGGATCAATGCTTCTCTCTAGTGTATCCATGGTAGCTGTCTTTGATCTTGAAATAACATCACTCAGCATCTTAGTACGCTTTGCTGTGTTGCTATTTTTCCATGCAGGACTGTTGATAGTTTTCTCTGCCTCACTTTCTAAGAAATGTACTACGTACCTGTTGATGTCGTTCCTTACTTCTGGGATAAAAGACTTTATGCCAGTACGCCACTGAGGTTTACCTACCTCATTAAACATACGTTGAATAGATGTCTGCCCCGGAACCTCACGGTAACCAAAGATCCTACCTATAGGGGCCATGGAACGTTCATCAGTTAAAGCACTGCGTTTCTCTGGTGCTAACTCTATGCCGCTTAGTCCTGTAAAGATTTGATCTACGTAACGAGCAGACTTGTTTACAAACTCTGAGCCTTGCTTACGATCAATAGGTATGTAGTCATCACCTCTGCTTAGAGCTATAATCTGGTTAACAGGATCAAGAGGTCTTGAGTAAGCACTAATGTACATAGCGCCTGTATCCTGTACAATTTTAACTAAGCCATCTACAGCTGCAACATCTTCACCAGTTACTATGTCAGCGAATAGGTCAAATGAAAACTTAGCTGTATCATTTAGCTGTCGTGTCAGACCTTTCGGACCAAATACAGTTACAACTTCGCGCCAAACCTCTGGGGGTATTACACCATCTCTAACTATGTGAGCACCCATACGACCCATAGCTTTATAGTAGCTGTACGGGAAGTCATACATGCGGTTACGTATCGCACCATCACTGCCTCGCTCATCAAACAAAGCTAAGCCTTCGTCTAAGTTATCCATTTCACGTGCGGTTGTAACGCCAATAAAGCCAAGACCTATGGCAGACTTAGTAAGTAATTCCATAGGATCACGAGTGCTACCCGTTGCATACTTATGCACTAAGCTAATCAGCGTGTGGTCAAACACATGACCTAACGTGTTGTTAAAGAATTGCCCAAAGGGAATCATCGCACCTATAAACGGAGTCTTGCGTAAGTCTTCTATAGGACGTGCAAATACTTCAAGGCCCTTGGCTGCTCTCATACGGTCACCACCAAACGACTTAGCGTACACGTTACGTAGTGCGTCTTCTACAGCAGCAGCCTGTACAGCAACGTACTGGTCACCCTTCATTGCTTTATAAAGAGGTAAGCCATTGATAGGGTCAATGCCTGTAGTGCCCTTCTCTAAAAACTCTGCATAAGATACACCATAGTTTAAGCGTATCTGTTTATCTAAGGCGTACATGAACTCTTGGGACTTAGTGTACATGTCCTGTGCCTTAACACCGTATACAGTCTGAGCAAAATCCATAACCTTCTCTGCCCCGCCGGGCTTATTCATGTCGTTTATATCAACGCCTAAGTTTTTGTATACGTCATCAAGCTCAATGCCACCTGACATGTAGCGGAATAGTTCCTTCTGAGACTTAGGGTTAGCTGCAAGGAAAGAGAAAGCTGACTGCTGTGTAGCATAGGGGCTTACTAAGTTCGTAGCCTTCTGACGTTGCAGGGTAAACATGAGCTTAGACTTGTTAGCAAACTCTACAGCATTAGTATTCCTACCAATAGCCATCTCGCCCAGCGCACGACCACCGTACAGGGCACCTCTCAGCGTATCTCCTACAGATTGCATAGCCGTGGCGTTAGCCCAACCAACAATGTTTAGTGCAGTTGTACCGGGGTGTGTAATCAACATGCGGATTAGGTTCTGCTGCATAGTCTCAGCACCTTTACCTATAGCACGTCTTGCTGCTTCTACTGTTGTCTCTGTAGGTGCATCTAAAATATCTTCAATAACTTCATTGTATTTATCTTTAGCTGGCCCTGCCTTAGCTAGTTTTAAATCCTTCTTAAGCTTAGAGAGTATGTTACCTGTGCGACCCCAGTTACTTGATAAGCTAGAGAGTACAAGCAAGCCATCATCTAGATTCTTACCTTGGAACTCTGGTAGTTTTTGCATAGTAAGATCATACAGTTTACTAACCTCTGACCTTGGCCCTGCAGGTAGGGCAGTGATAGTCTCTGTTATAAAGTCTGTAAAGTTCTCAAAGAGATCGTCCTGATTAGATAGCTTGATATTAAAGTCATCAAAGATATTCTTTAGTCCTTTGAAGCTGACATCTCCATCATCTATGCCATGAAAGAATGCACCAAGCAGATCATCCCTGCGAGGATCAGGTGTTGCATCGTCTGATTTACGGGTGAGTGCATCCCCTAAGTCTACTTTCTTTGCCCACCTAGCTGCATTAGTAGAACTCTTATTCAAAGCTTCTGTAAGATCCTTGAAGTTCATCGCCTTAAGTACAGCTTTGTTACTCTTCTTACGTTCTTTAGTAATCAAAGCATCAACTGCTGCCTCTGTTGAGATAGCATTGTCGTGTGCTTGCATGAATAGTGGTAGGGTTGATTTGCTGTGAGGAGATTTGTTGAGTAGGTTAAGGCCGTAGGCTAGTGAGCCACCAAACACACCTGTAACACCCGTGAGAGCACCTTGTAGTGTGCTGTAATTATCTTGTACGCCTGACTGCATCAATGCTTTTTGATACACAACATCAACAGTAACAGCAGCGGCACTATCAAATGCAGCTGTAGCCATGATCTCTTTACGTCCTAGTGCCTTAAGTTCCTTTTCAAACGCACCCTTAACAACTCTTCCGCCTTTAATTTTAGCACCCTTACTAAGGCCAGTAACAGCTTCACCTTTAATGATTTGACCAATTACTCTTTGCTCAATCATGTTAGCTTCTACTTGCATAGCTTTAGTAAGTACACCCTCTGTTGCCTTCTTACCTAAGCCTTTCTTAATTGCAGCATCTTTAACAAGCCTCTTCACTGTCTCCTTAGCAAGCTGTGCTGCAACCTTAGTGGCACCCCCTGTGATAAGTTTACCGAAGCCTAAGGATACGAGGTTGACAGGATCAATTATAAGAGCACGAGCATAGTCACCAACAGCATCAGCCTTCTGACCCAGCGTGTACTCTTCAGAGAAGGCACCCTTCATGTTATCAAAGAGCTTGTATGCCTGACCAGCTGCCATCTTCTTAGCTTCATCGTCTGTGCTAAGATAGGCTAACTCTGTGCCTGTTGTTACAGATTGACCGAAGTTAAACTTACGCATGTGATTAACATAGGAATCAACAATCTTCTGACGCCCATGCCTATCCTCTTGCATAC